AACTTTACTACTCTTAACATAACTCCAACACCATCAAATTACAATTTTTATATTACTAATATATTATTTACAGATCCTACTAGAGGCACACCAAATGCAGAATTAAGTTATCCATATTTGGAAACTCGAACTGAAGGCTTTTTCTTTCCAGAGGAATTTCAATACTTTGGGCTTTATGTCTATTTAGAATTATATCATAATGTAGTAAGAATACAACATACGGTTGATGTAATTATTGATTCAAATGAAAATTATGGTATTTGGGTAAAGAGTTTAACTAAAGATCCAAAACTTAGATTTGCTGAAATTAATATCAAAGTAGATTCTAATGGTAATTATATTCCAAAATAAAATATAATTTTGCTATTTATTAGAGAACCAAACAACTAACACAATGAAATTAGATTTTAACTTTGATTTTTTAGGACTCGACGAGATTGCATTTGAAGGTGGCAATGCTGGCAAAATGCTTTCGGGAGCATTAGCTGGAGCAAGCAAAGGCGATGCTTTAAAGTTCTGGGATTGGGCAAAGAAACTATTTAAAGGCGAGGTATTAGACTTGGATAAGTCAGACCAAGAAACCTTAAAAACATTTATTAAAGATTCGGAAAGCTTTACGGTTTTAGCCAAAGCTCAGTTATTAGAAATATTTATAAAAGACTAATATGATTGTATTTATCGAACCAGTTAAAGGAGTAAGAGAGATTGCTGACAGAGTAGTATTAAATGTAATTAACTACGCTTTAAATCAGCCTCAGCAAAATCTTTACTTTTGTTTGCAAAGCCAATTTAATAGAATGATTGAGGAAGGAAATTTAATTATTCCCGAGTCTATTGTTTCACAATGGGGAGTAAGCGATACAATTATTATAGACTGGGCGCTAGATACTCTTGGACTTACTGAGAGAGTAGCTGAATTAACTCCAGAAGAAGAAGCTCAAGTAGGTACGTTATAAGCTATGAACTTCGATTTTGAAAACGTGATATTCCCGGCATTTGTATCTGCATTCTCAGCATTCTTTGGTTGGCTTATGGGCAAGAAAAAAGAAACCGTAGAAATACAAGGTTCTGAAATTACCAATGTTCAAGAGGCAATTAAGATTTGGAGAGAGATGGCAACAGACATGAAAGCGGAAGTAGCGGAATTAAAAGATAAGATAGATTTACTAACAACCGAAGTGCATACGCTTAGAAGTGAGAATGTAGAGCTTCGTCAAAAACTAGAAGGCAAACCTAATGAAAATAAGCGCAGTCGGCCAAAAGGGAATAAGCCTGATCAAACGATTTGAGGGATTTAAAGCCAAGCCTTACATTTGCAGCGGAGGCGCTAAAACAATTGGATACGGCGCGACCTACTATCCTAACGGTTTAAGAGTTACACTAAGCGATAAAGCAATCACAGAAGGCCAAGCCTCCACGATGCTTATCAATATGCTAGGAAGTTATGAGAAATCGGTTGACTCGTTTTGTCGTGATGACATTAATCAAAACCAATTTGATGCGCTTGTGGCATTCGCTTATAATGTGGGCGTCAATGCTTTAAAAACTAGCACACTTTTAAAGAAAGTAAACAAGAATCCGCAAGACATTACAATTCGCAAGGAGTTTTTAAAGTGGAATAAAGCAGCAGGCAAAGTTTTAAAAGGATTGACAAATCGTAGAACGGCAGAAGCTGACTTATATGAATCTTGACCAGTATACTAATGTAATTAAGGCGGTAACAATGTTACTGCTTTTGTTTTTTGTGGCCTATGTTTACAATGATTGGACAAAAAAACGGACGAATATTCAAGCTAAAACTACATTAATTCAGACCAATGAACTTAAAAAGCAAATTATCAAAATCGATTCTGTTATCTATCGTATTCCTTTCGTTTACACAGATAGCCAGCGCACAAATTTTCTACGGAACTACTCCAAATTTCGGTAAGAATATCAGTATTCCAGTTACGCTAATGGATACTATTATCCACGACTTGGAAGAGCGCAAGGTTCTACTAAAGAAAGATTCGCTTTCAAAGGCTTATATCTCAATCCTAACGGACGAAAGTTATGCTAGGCAAGCAAAGATATGGGAGACAGAAAAATCTTTGCTTAAAAGCGAAAAGAAAAGAACGCGTAACGGCTGGCAAAGAAACTTCTTTATTTTGTCAACTATCTTACTTGGCTATTTATGTATAAGATAGAAATCGAACCGGTGGCAAAAACACAAAACGAGGAATTGAGTACGGTTAAAATGCTAGGCACTATGCTTGACATTCTTGAGACGGTAAACCAGATGGACGATAGTACATTTGTATTACGCATGAAGCTCGCAAATAATCTAGAGTTTCTTGTTGACCAATTAATGATTGAATATGAGCAACAAAATAAGTAGAAGAGAGGCAATTAAAAAACATTTCTTTGCGACTAATCTTACTCGAGTTGATTTCGAAAGAGAAACTTGGGAAACATACGGATTTTCTAGCCAAAGTGCAATGCACAGAGCAATGGATAAGATGGGTATCTCTGTTAAGATTCGTTCGGAGTTCTTTAAATCTACAAGGCCAGTTGCGTTAGTAGAATCCTTTGACATGGATAGCTTGGATAACTTTGGTTTTGAAGAAGGTATCGGCAAGGAATACACCAGCGCAAGGCTACCAGAGAATTTAAAAAAGATTGGAATACTATCTGACATTCACGTTCCTTTTCATTCGTTAGATGCGCTAACTTGCGCAATCAAATACCTAAGAGATCAGCAGATAGATTGCTTGTATCTTAACGGAGACACATTCGACTTTTATTCAATATCAAGGCACGAAAAAGAAAAGGATCTGCGAGACTTTCCGCGTGAAGTAGAGATGTGCAGAAACTTCTTGCATAAACTTCGAGATATTTTTCCAAACATTCCAATTTACTTTAAGGCTGGCAATCACGAGAACCGGTACCAGCGTTATTTATTTGCTCAAGCTGAAGAGTTTGCAGGAATGAATGAGCTACAAATTGATAAGTTTTTTCGAATGGATACATTAAACATTAAGTGGGTTGACGATTGGCAAGGCATGGAAATGGGAGACTTGTTAGTAATGCACGGCCACGAAGTAATGGCTGGAGGAATGAATCCATCTCAGTCAACATTTAACAAAACGTTTTGCAATACTTTAATCGGCCACGTTCACAGAACTACAAGCACAATTAAAAAAGATGGCTTTAAAAACTTTATTCATACATATTCGACTGGTTGCTTGACACATTTATCGCCTAAGTATTACCCATTTGCTCAACACAATCACGGGTTTGCACTTGTAACAATTAACGAAGGCAAATCAAAAGTTGAAAATATTATTATTAAAGATGGAAAAATAGTTTAGCTTTGTTTTTGTTTTCATAATTTTTATAGGTTTAGGTTTAGTTAAGAAAGCCATTGGATTTTATCTGGTGGCTTTTTTGTTGCCTTAAAAATAAATTAAAAAAAGTTTTTTTATTACAAATTAAGTATTACCTTTGACATATCGAAAGCAACGAAGCAATCGAAAAAACCTAAAAAAAATGAAAAACATTATCACACTTTTAATCGGAGATTTCAGCAAGGCTGACATTATCCCATTTGCAAAGCAAGTAGCTTTCATCTTAGCGGCTTTAACCTTCTACTCTATCTTATCATGAAGACGATCAAGGCGCAATTCAAAGACGATGCTGGGTACTATACTATGACCTGGTCGTACAATCCTCAGCTTTGGGAAGTCAAAGACTTGATAAGCAACGAGACTAAAAAATCTAAATCTAAATTTGTCCAAATACTAAAATGAAAAACCTAATTAAAAGTCTGTCGGACTTTCAAAACGACTGCCCTATTATCCACAAGGATACGAAAGGCCATAATTACACCTACGCAGATTTGCCACAAATCTTTAGCGTAATTAATCCGCTACTTAAAAAGCACAAGCTTTGCTTTACTCAACTCCTAGAAAACGATGGCATAAGAACTATCTTGTTTCATGTAGAAAGCGGAGAGCAACTTGAAAGCTTCACGGAAATACCAAAGGTAAAACTTGGAAGCATGAACGACTACCAAGCGTATGGTTCTGGAGTTACTTACTTCCGTAGATATGCTTTAAGTTCTATGCTTGGTTTGATTACTGACAAGGACATAGATGCAGCTGGGGTGCAAGTCAAAGAGTCATTTGATACTAAGCTAATTGCTAACTGCAATACAGAGGAAGAACTAACTTCTCTTTACTCAAAGTATAAATCAGCGCTAACAGAATCAGACATTAAATTATTCACAAATCGTAAACTTCAAATATCAAAGTAATGGAAAAGCAAGAGAAAGTATTCGCAGATGGTTTTATTTTCAAACGCTCGGACAACGCTCCAGACTGGGTGGTCGGCAGCATGTCGGTAAAGGTAGAGGATGCAATCAAATTCTTACAAGCAAACGCAAAGAATGGCTGGGTTAACTTAAAAGTTAACTCTGCAAAGTCAGGCAAGTACTACATGGAATTAGATACTTGGGAGAAGTCAAGCGCTCCAGTCCGCGAGATTAATCCAATGAGCATGGCGGTAGATAATGCAAGACACATGCAAGAAGTTCGTAATTCAAACTCAGACCTTCCATTCTAATGACTAGCCAAGAGATAGCAGAATTTGAGTTTATGCGTATCAGCTTACGCATGATTCTAAACGGTAGCCAAGAAGCATTCGAGGCTTATCAGCAAGTAGTGGCCAAGCACCTAGCAAAAGAGGTAGAGCTTGGAAGAATAAGCGAAGACCTTAGAGATTATCTAACTAAAAAGCAAATCGGAAATGAAGCCAGCTAACTA